CAACAACAACCACCGTATACGGTTACCGTACTGGCACCGTGTACGGTCTGCATGCACTGCCAAAACTTGGAACTTAAATATAGCACGAAAACCGTTTCGAGGCGGGCTATGGCGCGACCATGGAGCGTTGCAGGTCTCTGCGCGCAGACAGGAACCTCCTTTGAGAATATCAGACTACCGTGTGTGTTTTGCAAACAATGGATGGACAGGGACGACTGTGCAGCCTTTGACTTCAAAATTCTGCAGCTATCCTGGAAAGGGGGGAGACCCCACGGATGCTGCACCGCCTGCGCCAGGAGCATCGCACAGAGGGAAACAGCTCGCTTCACATCAGAGGTCATCACCCATAAAGACTTTGTAGACAGGGTGGGATTCGGACTGTGGTTCATACCCGTGCGCTGTCCCATCTGCCTGTCGCTGGTGTCAGCTATACAGAAACTCGCCGCTATAACCAGAAAACAGAAATTTGTGAAGGTCAGAGGGCGTTGGCGCACCCTGTGCACCCTCTGCACAGAATCTGATAATGATTGGGAAAGACGCCACTTTGAAAGACATTGTCCTTGAGGAGCAGCCTACACCAGTCGATGATCTGTGGTGTGATGAGGAGTTGACACTCTCAGATGAGGAGGAGGAGCCGGCGCTCAACCCCAACTTTAAGCCATTCAGAATCCAGACCTCCTGTGGCACCTGTGACCGTGGCATACGCATCGTAGTCCTGTGCACCACCGAGGGGATACATGCCCTAGAGACACTGCTGTGCCGGAACACCTCACTGTGCTGCCCCAACTGCGCCGCGACCTACCGCTTTGAACATGGAGGGTGACCTGGGATCAGGTACAGACCCAGGAGAGGGTACCAGTGCAGAGGGGTTTCTATGGGATGAGGCAGACTGTAGCGACATGGATACTAGCGAGGACGAGTCAGAGGATGCTGACCTGGGCGACTTCATAGATGATAGCTTGGAGGGACAGTTGCAGCAGGGGAATTCCCGGGAATTATTGCACCAGCAAACTATGAGGGATGACAATAGGCAAGTGCAGTACTTAAAACGAAAGTATGGGAGTCCCAAACAGAAAGTAGAGGTCGATCTAAGCCCTAGGCTTAAGGCAATTACAATATCGCCACCTAAACAAACAGCAAAGAGACGCCTGTTTGCACCCAGCATTGACAGCGGTCTCGAGCTGTCAGGCCAAAATGAAACTGTACCTACTCCTGGGACGGAGGCAGACCAGGTAGACGCGGTTATGCTGGTAGGGGAGGAGGAGGAGAGGGAGGGATGTACACCACCGACGGGGGGGTATGGGCCGAGGGGAGGGGGGACGGCAATGGTAACGCAGCTAATGAAGGCATCAAACCTACGGGCGACACAGTACGCCATGTTCAAAAGGGTTTTCGGGGTCAGCTTTACGGAGCTGACACGGGCATTCAGGAGCAATAAGACATGTAATCCAGACTGGGTAGTGGTGACATTCGGAGTACACCACACGCTATACGCGGGGATAATGCAGAGATTGGAAAAGTACTGTGAGTATGTGCAGTGTAGTGGCACGAGTGTGGCAGCGGGGTATGTGTTAATGTTTCTGATGAGATTTACAGCGCACAAGAACAGGGATACCATACACAAGCTCATGCGTAGCCTCCTAAACGTGTCTGAGCAGCAGATACTAGCGGACCCCCCAAAGATAAGGAGCACCCCCGCTGCCTTATATTGGTACAGGAACGGGATGTCCAACGCCACGCAAAAATATGGTCCGCTCCCGGAGTGGGTCACAAAGCAGACACTAGTGCAGCATCAGACAGGAGAAGAGGCCAAGTTCACATTAGCCACCATGGTGCAGTGGGCCTATGACAATGACCACACAGAGGAAAGCGACATTGCATACCACTACGCACTCCTGGCCGATGTTGATGCAAATGCAGCAGCATGGCTAAACACAAATTCCCAGGCTAAACACCTAAAGGACTGTGCAACCATGGTCAGACACTATAAGAGAGCAATAATGTCATCCCTGACGATGTCCGAGTGGATACACCGAAGAATACAGGGTATAGACGAGGAGGGTGACTGGAAAGAAATCGGGAACTTTCTTAGATATCAGCATGTTGAGGTGATTGCATTTCTGGGAGCCCTTAGAGATATGCTGAAAAGAATACCCAAAAAAACATGCATATGTATTGTAGGACCCCCCAACACAGGGAAGTCAGCCTTCTGCCTAAGTTTGCTGGATTTCTTTGGGGGAAAGGTGATATCATTCACGAATTACAAGAGCCAGTTCTGGCTAATGCCACTGGCAGACACCAGGCTAGCACTGTTAGACGATGCGACACGACACACATGGGACTACATGGACGAATATATGCGAAACGCGCTGGACGGGAACCAGATATGTCTGGACCTAAAACACAGGGCCCCGCTGCAGATCAGGTGTCCGCCATTATTGGTGACTAGCAATATAGATATACGGAAGGAAGACAGGTGGCGCTACCTAGTAAGCAGAGTATATGTTGTTGAATTTAAAAGCGCCTTTCCCTTTAATGAAAATGGGGAGCCTGTGTATCAACTAACCAAAGTAAATTGGAAATCCTTTTTTACAAGGTTGTGGTCACGTTTAGACCTAAGTGATCAAGAGGACGAGGGGGAAGATGGAGACCCTGAAAAAACGTTTAGATGCGATACAAAACGGACTAATGACATTATATGAAGAGGGCAGCAACCGCCTTAGTGACCAGGTGCTGCACTGGAACCTTTGCCGGCAGGAAAATGTACTGCTGCACTTTGCACGGAAATCAGGGGTACTGCGACTGGGTATTCAGCCGGTGCCACCCCTACGGGCGACCGCCGAGAGGGCTAAGCAAGCCATTGAACAGCAGCTGACGTTGCAGTCGCTGCAGGACACGCCGTTCGCTGATGAGCAGTGGACATTACAGGACACAAGTAGGGAGAGATGGACCTCAGAGCCCCAGGGGTGCTTAAAAAAAGGGGCAAGCGTGGTGGAGGTGTACTTTGGCGGGGACAAGGGAAATGGTATGCATTATACATTATGGAAGGATGTGTACTATGTGGACTGCGATGATAAGTGGCGCAAGGTCAAAAGTCAGGTTGATCTGCAGGGTATATGGTTTTGGGAGAATGGCTGTAAAAGGTACTATGTTGACTTTGGGGAAGAGGATAAAAAGTACGGTGATTCCGGACGATGGGATGTCTATCATAACAATGAAAAAATTTGCCCCTCCGACTCTGTCACCAGCACAACACCGCCCGCAAACCTTTGTGTCACGCATCCTCGACATCCTGAAGGGGACCGGACCGACGGAGACGCTAGAACTGCAGGAGCTAAAAGGAAACGGTCCAACGAAGGGCAGGACAGGTCGCCGCGGCGCAGGGTATCCGTCTCCCCCGCAGACTCCACCGTCGACTCCAGCCGGAGGCGCACGGAGGAGAAGGCGACACGCCGGGTACAGGGACCGGAGGGACCACAGGGACGGGGACTGGGAGGATCTACAGCTGAAGGGGGCTTGTGCACCCAGCCCCACCTCGCTGACGCCCCCGTCAGACGACGACTTTTGGTATCCGGGGACACGGGATTCCCCGGACAACCCACTTGGACTGAGCCCCTGTCTGGGGGCCTCGGACAGCCCGTACAGCTCGCGAGCCACCCCTGGTCGACGAGCCCCCTAGACTACCCCATTCCGTTTGCCGAGGCCGACACCGCTGCCACTGCCAGACACCCGTCCATCCCTGCAGCAGCAGGAGAAGGGCCTGAAGAAGGCCGTGCAGCAACTGGAGAAGGACGCGTACCTCTGCCGAGACCTGGTGACACAGGACCTGGATGCATTCTTCGGGAAGCTGGGCATAGTTCCCCGTCAGTGATTGTGCTTTCTGGACCCTGCAACACGCTTAAGTGCCTCAGGTACAGACTTAAGGGACAGCACAGGGACCTCTTCGACAAAATTAGCACAACGTGGTACTGGGCTGGGGAGGGATCCGAGAGAATCGGGGACGCAAGAATACTTGTCACATTTGCAAACAAGCACCAGAGGGAAGCGTTTCTCGACCGTGCGCGGTTGCCCTCCACTGTGACCTTGCACACCTCCATCTTTGACTAGTGGAATCCCATTGGCCAATCAGCCGCGGATGCATTTGACTGTGTGCCGCTGAGGCTTTTGACTGTGTGTTCCGTGGACTGTTTTTTATAGACTTTTTATACTTTTGTATGCACGCCCACCCCTCCTTGTCCTCTGCTTGCCATGGTGCGCGCGCGTCGGGTCCCGCGGGCTTCTGCTGATGACCTGTATCGCACCTGCAAGGCCGCTGGCACATGTCCCGAGGATGTAATAAATAAAATCGAGGGGAAAACAACCGCTGATAAAATACTGCAGTATGGGGGGGCTGCTATATTTTTGGGAGGGCTTGGGATAGGCACGGCCGGTGGTAAGGGCGGGTCCACAGGGTATGTCCCCCTAGGGGGACGTGTTGGGAATGCTGTCACAGTCGGCACAGGGACACGTGTTGTCCGGCCCCCAGTTCCTGTGGATGCGGTGGGGGCTGATATCCTTTCTGTTGATGCCCTGTCCCCCTCGGTTGTAGCCTTGGAGGAGTCGGTGGTCGAGATACCCCGGCTTGGGGTCGACCCGGCCCGCGCACCTGGGATTCCTGAGGTTCCGGCGGGGGTGCCTTTGGACTCCTCCGGGGTCTCGTCCGTGGACGAGGGACCTGCCGTCATTACGGTTGCGGCTACTATTGAGCCAGTGCCCAGTCATCCCCCTGTGAGGACAAGTGTCACCTGGTCCCAGTACTCTAATCCTGCATTTGATGTGGTGCCCGGCAGTGATAATGCTTTGGGCGAGACATCCTCCTCCAGCAACATTTGGATCACACATAGAAATGGGGGATCCTCTATTGGTGAGGAGATTCCCTTGCAGGTGTTTCGCACAAGCACGCCACGTGACACCCCCCCCCGTTTTGAGGCTCCACGTCGGGGAGGGTACCCTGCACGCTTCATTGAGAAGGTGCCTGTACAGGACCCCCGCTTTTTAACTAGTCCTGGTGGCCTGGTGCAATTTGACTATGATAATCCTGCCTTTGATCCCTTGGAGGACTCGGTTCTGTTCGGACGGCCGGAACCGGGAGAGGTTCTTGCAGCCCCTGACCCTGCTTTCCAGGATGTCCGCTCTCTGGGCGCTCCCAGGTTTTCTGAAACAGATAGTGGCCACGTTAGGGTTACACGGCTGGGCGTGCGTGGCACCATGACCACCCGCTCCGGGGTGCAGTTAGGGTCCCAGGCACACTTCTACCATGACATTAGTTCCATCACCGAAGGGGAGTGGATAGAACTAACCGGTATGGGGGAACATTCCACCACAACGGTCCTTGTGTCCGGCGACAGCGCCAATATGGAGGTCGTTGACCTGGACAGCAGCACTGTTTCGCTGCACACACTGTCCAGTGACGACCTGGAGGCGGTTTTGGGGGGTGTGGAGGACCTTCCGGCCTTCGAGGGGTTGCGTCTGGAGTTCCAGAGGGGGCGTAACCGCATAACTCTGGACCTCCCTCTTAGTGCTAGAGCCCTGCCTGGTCCAGTGGACATTGGTGACAGTGGCGTGCACGTTGATTACCCCGCCATTGACTCTGGTGGTATATATGGTCCCTATGGCCCGTCACCACCGGTCATCATAGTGGATGTGGCGCGGGGACCCTCCTCGGACTATTTTCTGCACCCCTCATTGTATGCAACACGCAGGCGCAGGCGCAGGCGCAGGCGCAAGCACATATAACTTTTTTTTTTCTTTGCAGATGGCGGTGTGGGTGCCAAACAGCCAGAAGCTATTTCTCCCCCCCCCTGCAGTTACCAAGGTGCTTAACACAGATGCATACATTAAGAGAACTAATATCTTTTGCCATGCTGACACAGAGCGGCTCCTGACCGTGGGAAACCCATTTTTCGAGATTCTTGCTGAGGATGACAGGACTGTTAAGGTCCCCAAGGTCTCTAGCAATCAGTATAGGGTCTTCCGCATATCGCTTCCCGATCCTAACGCTTTTGCTTTTGGTGAACGGCCTGTGCATGATCCTGATAATGAGAGGCTTGTTTGGGGTCTGAGGGGTATTGACGTCAGCCGTGGTCAGCCGCTAGGTAATGGTGTTACCGGCCACCCATTATTTAACAAACTTTTTGACAATGAGAACCCTGCAAAGATAAATACTAAGGAGGGTAAGGATGCTAGGGTCAGTCTTGCTGGAGATGTTAAGCAGACACAGGTCCTCATCGTGGGTTGTGCCCCTGCATGGGGTGAGCACTGGAATAAGACATCACCCTGCGGTAAGGTTGTCAAGGGCGAGTGCCCCCCTATTGAGCTGAAAAACACGGTGATTCAGGATGGGGATATGATTGATATTGGCTACGGAGCTATGGATTTTCGGTCACTGTCCCAAAACAAGTCGGATGCGCCCTTGGACATTGTTAGGTCCATATGTAAATACCCTGACTATCTCAAAATGGCTAAGGAGGCTACGGGTGATTCTATGTTTTTCTTTGCACGTCGCGAGCAATTGTACACACGTCACTTTTTCAGTCGCGACGGGGAGAGTGGGGAAAAGATTCCTGAGGATCTGTACATTAAGGGTGAACAATCACGGATGACCCCTGGTACACAGGTGTATTTTGGTACACAAAGTGGTTCCCTGACCTCTAGCGACTCACAAATATTTAATAGGGCTTACTGGTTGCAGAGGTCACAGGGCCTTAACAATGGCATGTGTTGGCTTAATCAGTTGTTTGTTACTGTTGGAGACACAACACGTGGGACAAATATGACCTTTAGCATTGCTACATCTGACAATGGTGATTATGATGCATCTAATTTCAAGACATATGTCCGACACTCCGAGGAGTTTGAACTGGCTTTTATATTTCAGCTCTGCGTGGTTCCCCTGTCCCCTGAGGTTCTTGCCCACCTGCACACTCTTAACCCAGCTATTCTTGATAGGTGGAACCTCGGACTGCAGGCCTCTACGTCCTCTGTTCTTGAGGACAGGTATCGCTTTCTTGCTTCCCTTGCAACCCCTTGTCCTGACAAGGTCACTGTAAAGGAGCCCGAGGATCCATATGCTGGCTACTCGTTTTGGAGTGTGGACCTGAGTGAGCGCTTTTCCCAGGACCTTGACCAGTTCCCTCTGGGTCGTAAGTTTTTGGCACAGTCTAACCTGTCTACGCAGCGATCTGTCCGTAAGCGTGCACGTTCCCCGTCCACGCCACGGACCCCTAGGAAAACTGTAAAACGCAGGAAAAAATAAAATGTAATGTATGCATGTTGCGTGCCTGTCTTCATGCTTATTTTTCTGTTTGCACCGGCAGCGGTCACACCCTGCGTAGTACCCGAGCCCAATTGACCCGTGTCCAACATTCCCGCCCCTACCGCGCCCGGTTGCGCCCCATGACTAAAGGTCTGCACCTGGATTTTTTGGCTGTCTACTCCGACGCTACCGGTGCGTTGTTTATGCCAACACGGTGCAGCGCATGGGCTTGTACCAAAAGGTACAGCCAACTGGCAGGATTATCATTGCTTGGCGCCAACTGGCGCGCATACCAACCCGTTCCTGCCAGACCGTCACCGGTTTGGAGACCGAATTCGCTGCGTCAGCCTACGGATTAGCAGAGGATTAAGGGATTATGTAAACGGGAGCGGTGTTCCTCACCGCCGGCGGTACAGGTAAGAACATATATATCTCTTATTGTTGTTAA